AAGCCATCTTCGCTTTTGCATTCAGGTATAGCGTTCGCTGCTTATTCCCTTTACCGATCACAGTGATTGAGTCATTTTCCTGATCGTAATCCCGAAAATTAAGTGATACTAATTCTGAAACACGACATCCTGTACTCAGCAGCAATTCTATTACTAGTGCTTCTTTGGAATTTGCTGTTGCTGATCGCAACTTTTCAACTTCTAACTCGCTGAATTCCTGTTTCCTACGCTTGGGTACTTTGATGGCTTCTACTCTTGTCCCAGGATCTTTTGCGATATATTCCTCGTTGCATAACCATTTGAAGAATCGAACAATACAGCCTCGTTCTCTTGCAAGTGTGCCTTTGCTTACGTTATCGATCATTTCCCTGTTTGCAATAAACAATCGAATGTCGTTAGTTGTAACATCACTAAATGGCTTTCTAACGCTTCTCATGAAGAGATTGATTGTCTGCATATAAAGATTCAAAGTTCCGCTTGAAAGCCCCTGTATCTTCTTGGAAACGAAGAATTGCTTGTATGCTGCAATATCAGATGTTTCATCGTAAATTACAACTTCGTTTTTCTGTTCAGTGATCATATAATTCGCACATTCTACCGTTAGAACATCTTTTAGCTTTTTCAACTGATCTCCGCTTAACAGGTCCTGAAGTTCGAGTAATGTCCTATTGATCAATTTTTCTTGCAAGTAAGTCCACCTCGCTTCTAGCAGACTTCGTGGATTTTCTTAAGACTTACTACAGTCACATCGTTAAGATTTCGTTGTATTTCATCATCTTTTTCTTCAATACAGCTGAGGATTCTTACTCGTGCTGAATTCTTGTAAATTCGACTTACTTGCGCTCTTATCTGACCTGAAAAAGGTCTTCCCGGAGTACAAATGTAGCTTTCACCAACTTTTACAGATCCTTTTTCTTGAACATTTGCTGACTCATATTCTCCAAAATCTTCGAATGGCGCTTTAATGCTTCTGCTTCTCATTGATGGTCCCTCCTAAAGTGGATTAATTTCAATTTCTGTTCGAGGATTGAAGCTGTAAACTTTACGGCAGATGCTAACTGCTATCTGGCCATCGTCTTTATACAAAATGCCGTTTACCGCATCCGTTACTGCTTTGAAATAATTATCAATGTCTGGCTTTTTATCGCAGTACATTGTCTCGTCCTCAAGCAAAGTCCTGTTTTTCTTTACTTTTGAGATATAAGCTGGTGGATATACGAAGAAGCAGACATCAACAATTACTGGTCCTTTTTCAATTAACAGCGGCCTTGTTGACATAGCATGGTATTTGACTGCATTTTTGTATGCTTTCATCGCTGATTCCTCATAGGGAGTCTTACGATGCTTGGTGAACCTCGGCCTTGATTGAGGCTTTGGTGTGATCGGTATGACGATTTTCAAGCAATCTGCTCCTTTCAATGCTTCGTTTTGTTTAGATATGCTGCTAGTTTTGCATCAAGCTCTGCTTGGCGCTCAGGTGATAACTGTTCTTCCCCCTGTTCGTTTACAGCCCAATCAGGTAGTTTTTCCTCTCGTAGTGGCTTTTGATTATAGCCTTGTTTCTTAGCTCCTCTAGTTCGTTGATAATCCCTCGCTTGATCGATCGTTTTAACGTTAGCATCTGCCCATTCCTGCAAAGATGCCGTTAAAAAGCTAATAGCTCGATTCTTAGGGACGTCTTTACTACCAGCAAGTTTAATAGCAGCCTCTACAAGTTCATCGCCATAGATATCCACCAGATTAAGCAGATCTTCGACCTGTACAACATTTGGAAAGAGCCATAATTTTTGGAAAGTTTCAAGGGAGGCACTCTCGCCCGCAGTAGCATCTTCTTTTATTTCTTTTTCTTTACTTTCCTTTACTTTACTTTGTTGATTATTCCCCTGATTAACTGAGTTATTCCGCCCGTTAATCGAGATATTCGACCGATTAACTTCATTTGTCAGCAAATATTTAAATTCAAGCTCAACTTTTTTACGTTCCTTAGTGGCTAGAATGTATCTGTTTTGAATTCCTTTAGAAGTTAATACGGAGTATTTATCAAAAATATCTTTATCGAAGAATTTTACTTGCACGGCTTTTCTAACCAGTTCTTCAACTGTGCCCTCCTTCGTACCAACTTCGTCAGCCACTAAGAACGCAAGGTCGTCATCCCACAAAACGTAATACCCCTCATCTCGATAAATATTAGCCAGCAGGGCGACCAGTATATGAACGGCTTCTTTACCGCATGCTTTAATAATTCTTCGAACTTTTAAATCTGATAAAAAATCGACATCCAGAGGAAAATAATCAAGACCTTTCTTCGTTGGTCTTGCCACGCTTATTCCTCCTAATCAGAGGGAGTTTAACTCCCTCATTATTTTTCTATCGGTGGATTTGATGTATCGAACAATGTTTCAATGTCTTCAGATTCTTCAACTCGTTCAGCTTCTTTTAGATCTTGATTCAATGGCTCCATATCTGATAAATCAGTTTCTTCAATCAAATCGTTGTTTTCGTCTACTCGAAAGACTTTCTCATCCGAAGTAATTGCTGATTGCATTTCCACAGATAAAAGGCCCCACTTGGATAACATATTCCTAAGAACTGTTTTAATGGCCATTGAGTCGTAATTATCGACCCAAGCGCCACTTAATTTTTCTTTGTCATATCCCTTAGCATTCTTGATTCGATGACTTTCGATTTCTTGTTTGGTCCAGTAAACTGTTTTCTTAAAGCCGTTCAATAGTTCGAAGAATCCGACATAACCAATCACTTCATCTGATACTTTAGCTTTGTAGTCAAACGTAAATTCTTCGGTCAATGGATTCCAATCGATCAATTGCCCATCGTAGATTGCCAGAGCATTTAAAGCTTTATATTGGCCACTTCGTTGAGCAAGTTGAATATAACCCTTGTAACCTAGAATGAATTGAGCTTCGTTATGTTTGATCCATTTGTTCCCAACCTTTTCTGATCGATTAAAGGGAACCACATAAGCATAACCAAGGTTCTTATCAATCGGCAGATCCATTGTCGCTGCTTTTAAAGCTGATGCAATGATCGTCATTGGCTCGGCTTGAGATAGGTAATTATCACCACCAACTAGAGTCATAAGTGATCCCATAAAGGAATCCGACTTCTCGTGAAGAATATCTGTAAATTTCTTTTTCATTGCTGGTGTGTTCATTAAAGCCTTGAATCCTAATTTAGATGGATCAACAACCTGTGTACTCTTTTCAGCTAATTGGTTCTTTAATGCATCATTTGTGGCCATATTATTTGATCTCCTTTTCTGTAAGTCTTCGTGATTCAGTAACGTTATAGATTTCTTCGTCTTTAGCTACTTCTGGATATTTTTCAGCAAGTTTCTTGTTGTTCATTCTCCTAGTGGATACTAGCTTCCAAGAAACGATGTTTTTTGGAGCGATACCGATACTAGCATTTCTTTTGCCAAGTTCGTTTATGATTTCGTTATCCACCTGGCGAATGGCTATTTCAATCTCTTTTTTTGCTTTCTTAAGTTCCCTTTTTTGGTCAACTAAATCATCAAATGAAGATGGCAATGTGGTTTCTGTTTCATCAAGTTCCGAATACCGATCTTTTAAAAAGTCTGACGTTGCTTCGCTACCATCTATTTCTGGTTCTTTGCCAGCTAAAACATTTTCCTCCCAGAAACTAACTAATCGTTCGGTGATCATGTCAATCAGTTCTTGATCACGATCAACTCGTTTCCAAATGAACTTTTGTCCACCAACCAAGACGGCAATATAACAATATTTTTTATTTAAAACGTTCATGTAATGCTGAACCTGGCATAAATAACTTAGAGGAACTTCTTCGCCCTCCCATTCTTTACCAAAGAAAGCATTTGCTGTTTTACACTCCAAAATAGCATTTTCCCCAACAACATCTCTGTCGATGTTCGCTCGCAGGAACGGATGTAACGGATGCTCGAATACCTGATTTCGTCGGCGAACTTTTTTGCCTGTTCGTTCTTGAAATTCTTTAGCAACAACTTCCTCTAGAACATTTCCCCAATACGCTGGTTCGCTCTCAGTGTGTTCTAAATCGATTTGACCAGTCTTTTCTAGCCATAATTGATAAGGTGACTTCCATTTGTTTAACCCAAGGATTGTAGCGACATCTGAGCCGCCTATACCCTTTCGGCGATCTAATAACCATTCGTCATGAGTCATTTCAAGAGTTGATTTACTCATCATCTGTCATCTCCTCAACTGAAATTGGTTGACCCCATCCGGGAGTTGTCAAATACTCGTCTAACGCTTGTTCGAAAGAATTCATTGTCATTTCTCCTTTTCTGTTTTAAAATGGAGACAAAGATATTTATCCAAATATTTGATGGACTTGCTATTGCTTTGGTCGGCTAGCAAGTCTTTTTTCTTTGTCTTGGTAATCTTTAGCAGCTAAATCATAAACAAAATTAGCGAAGCCCCATAAGAAAACTAATACAAGTCCTGCTACAATGTGGATTGCTGTGAAAGCTACTACAAAAAACAAAAGTACAGTTACGGTCAAAGTGTCTTTAATTGAACGTTTCATAATTACGCCTCCTTATAATTAAATGTTCTATTGCGTTCTTCCCATTCCTTAACCTTTTGCAGATCATATTGAAGAATCCCGCTAAGTTTTGAAAAAGGAATCGGATCAACATCCCTATGTGTTAATTTAGATAACGTTGGTCTTGAAATACCAAGATAATCAGCGATTTCTTTTGCTTTCTTCCACTCAACCTCTAACACTTCTTTTCTTCTTTCAAGTGGTACAACATTCTTCATCTGAGATATTTTCATTGTGGTTCCCCCCACATATATCTTTTTTTGATCCAGTGAGGCATTCTCTCTTTAATAGCCTCTTGGATAGTGACGTTCAAAATCTTCAAAATAGAAAAAACGATCGCCATTTCTACGATAATTTCATCAAGAAACTCATCTGTGTAATTCCTAAGTTCAGTTTTTTCAACATCAGTCAGCATTCTCACCTGTGATTCAGCTACGATTCTTTGAACTACTTTCTTCCGTTCTTTTCTTTCATCTGACTCGATTTCTTGAAATATCTCAAGATCGTTCGTTGATTTAACATCTGCCAGTTGGCCATCCATTGATTTGAAAAATCCTAAGTATTGGTAACTGATGTCTCCTGTTAATTCATCAGTAGCTTGATACCCATTTTCTTTCATTGCCTCTAGATACTCGATAGCCTTGTCAATATTGACGTTGGCTCCATTAAAATGATCACTTACTGTTGCATTTGGTGTGCTTGCATCGATCGCTAATTCTTTCTGTCTCTTTCCCGAAAGAAATAATGATAGTTTTAAGGTCCGACCGATTTTTGCTGCTTTCGGCATGCTTTCACTCCTTTTATTCGTTATTGTTTTTGGCACAAACGGTCAATTGTTGTTTAAAATGAACTTAAGCAACAAGTTCTGGTATTGAGGCGAATTGCCACTTTCTATCAATATATCTATAAATGTCCTGCGCTAAATCATCTGTAGCTAAGAAACGAATAATGATTTCTTCAACACCGCCAGTATTTGTGAACAGTTCGCCTTCAATACCGATAGAGATATTGAATTTGCGTTTAATCGCTGGAACTATCATTTCAACATATCGTTTAAGAAAACCAGAATCGATATTTGCTTTAATCATTTGTGGTTTGTCTTTCATTTCGGCACCTCCTCACGTGTCATTTCGCGTAGTTCAGGTTCAAAAAAAAGAGTCCATTCAAAATCTAAAGCTTTTGCTATTTTCATAGCTTTTTCGACAGATGGTCTCCGTCTCCCTTGCTCTATAGATGAATAAGTTGTTCTCGGAATATTTGATAGCTGAGCAACGTCATCTTGTGTTAGATCTTTTTCTAAACGCAATTTAGTTAACCAGTTTTCCATAAAAATGATTCTCCTTTCAATGTGTCGTATTGCGTACTTTCATATTACTACGCTCTTTGACACATGTCAACAAACAATTATTCTTTTTGACACATTTCATTTTTTTATTTTAACATACGCGCATTGCGTAGTATCATTATTACATATTGAAGCATTGGAGGTGCTCAGATGTTCGGACACAGACTCATGGATTTAAGGAAGCAAAAAAAACTAACTCAAGCCGAAATGGCAGATGTTTTAGGTGTCGCACGTACTACATATTCATCATACGAGCAAGGCAGACGTACCCCTGATGTTGATATTCAAAATAAAATAGCAGATTATTTTAAGGTTAGTCTTGATTATTTGCACGGTAGAACCGATTCTACGAATATTGAAAAAGATCCTAATCTTCTCGTTGCAACTCACGTTGATGACGATTTGACTGATAAGCAAAAACAAGAAGTGATAGACTTCATCCAATTTATTAAGATGAGAGACCACGACAAAGAGTAGGTGATGTATTTGAATATTTCTGAACGTTTGATGGCTGAATATGATGAACTCACATATAAATTTGAGGAAAAAATGCCAGATCATCAAAACGGTTTAATCATTGGAAAAACAATCTACCTGAGACCTGGACAATCTGCAACTGAATTAGCTGCCACAATTTCAGAAGAAATTGCTCACTACCTTACCTCAGTTGGTGATATCACAGATTCAAATAATCCTGATCACCGTAAACAGGAAAGACGAGCACGTGATATTGGTGCTGTGATGCTAGTGTCACCTTATGACATCATAGATTGTTTTGAGGCGGGATGTGTTTCTATTTGGGAATGCGCTGAACATTTGCAAGTATCTGAAGTAACATTTAAAGATGCAGTAAAATGGTACGCTAGGAAATGGAACGGAATTAAAACAGAAAACAACTACACTCTCCTATTCCAACCGAATGGGACTGTAGCAGTTTTAAAATCATTTAATAATTTTTAGGAGATGGGTAAATGACGGGGTTGTTTAGTTTTATCTTTATTTTCAGTTGCGTTGGTATTTGGTATTTTATTAAGAGAAAACCGAATACGAGTAACCGAAATATCGCAATAGGGTTAGCTGCAATTTCATTTGCATTGGTGGGTATTCTTGGTTCAGGAAATGATGAGAAACAAGTGGCAGAAACTGCTACAACAACTACTGAATCAATTAAAGAACCAGATAATTCTAGTACTAATTCCGTAGTTGTTGAACTTAAATTAGATAGTGAAGAACTAGAAGTTGACGAAGAAGGTAATGCCGTAATTACTGGAACAACAAATCCTGGTGCATCGGTTTCTGTAGGATTGGGCATAATTGGTGAGTCAGTTGAAGCAGACAAAGATGGAAAATTTTGTTTAAATCATTCTCTAACTGGTGATAAAGACGAAGAACTCACTATAAATTCTAGACTTGATGGTGGTAATACTAGTACAAAAATAATTGTAAAACCAAATGCTAAGGTTTTAGCGCAAAAACAGGAAGAAGAAAAAGCTGCTCAAGAAGCTGCGGCATCCAAAGAAAAAGCAGAAACTGAGGCAGCTGAGGCAGAAGCAAAGATCGCCGAATCTTTAGATCAGCAACCTGTTGAAAGCCAACAATCTCAACAAGAATATACTGAACCAGAATATGTTGATGCTAACGGAAACGGATTAATCAAAGGATCAAATAACGGTATCTATCATATACCAGGAAGCAGATATTATAATAAAACTACAAATCCCGCTGCTTGGTTCAAGACTGTACCTGAAGCAGAAGCAGCTGGTTACAGAGCACCAAAAAATTAGTTTTAACAAAAAATCTTAGGAGATGGAAAAATGAAAAAATCAATTAGTTTAGGAATGGTACTTATATCTTCATTAACATTAGCAGCATGTGGAAATAATCAGGATAACTCAAGCAACAGTTCATTAAAAAATGCAAATAATGAAGAAACCACAGTTTCAAGCTCAGTTATTGAGAGTTCTTCTGTAACTGAAGAGTCAGACAGCAATTTTGTTGCAAATGCTTCAGACGCTTCTTTCGATGGCACGATTTTGAAAGGCAATGCATACTCGATAAAAATTACAGATTACAAAGTTCTTCAACCTGGTGAGACTGGCAATGAATACAGTGATGCCCCTGTCATAGCCTTTTGGTATGATACTATGGTAGCAGATGATTACGATGACTCTACAAACATTGATCCTACAGGTGCTTGGATTATGAACTTTACGGCAATTCAGGATAATGATCCGAACATGGTCAATGAGCTGAACATTGCGTCTTTACCCGATGAAAAATACCTAGACACGCAAACAGCAACAATAAAACCTGGCGGTACAGTCTCTAACGCCGTTGCTTATACACTGACTGACACTGAGACTCCTGTTACCTTAAAAGCGGGAAATTTATTAGGTTCTGATTTTGGTTCTAAAGACTTTGAAATAAAATAGTTGATTAGCCTTCGGGCTTTTCTTTTTAAGATCAAAACGAACATACATTCGTTTTGATTGAAAATAAATACGAAAAAGCAACTTATTTTTGTTAATATTCGTGCTGATTCACTCAAATATTGATTTTAAATATTAAAAATACGAAAGGTTGATTTTTATGGATCCATACAAATTGAGAGAGAGATTAAAGAAAGATGTTCCAACCATCGGAATATTCCCTATTTTGACAAATCCAGATTACAGCGAGGAGGAATACCAAGAGATACTAAAGGATCAATTACAAATAAAACATGATTTAGATACGGGTAAAGTCAGAAAAGTACCTGTCTTCACTTACGAAGAAAAACAATTAGGCCTTGATAAGTTGTATGAAAAAGGATGGTATAAACCAAAAATGGTTGAACTACCAGAGTCCATATTAAGGAATGATAATTAATGGCTTCTATTAAGAAATACTATTTAAAGAAGGCAAAACAATATAGATATGAAGTTTTCATTTCTAATGGAATCAATCCAGGAACAGGAAAACAAAACAAGATACACAAAAAAGGATTTAAGACATTTGATGAAGCAAATAGTTACGCCAAAATAATTGAAGGAAAAATAGCATCAGAAGAATATTTCAAAGAAAATCCACAGAACTTAACTATAGAAGAATTTCTTGAGGATTGGGTAACTAATTATAAGCAAGCGGTTAAAGAAGGTACAAGAGTAGTTCACAGAGCCAATATAAGGATGTATATCATTCCCTATATTGGAAAATATTCTTTGAACAAATATACTCGAGCTGATCATCAAAAGTTTATTAATCTACTACTTACAAAGGCAGGTTTAGGAAGAAGCGGACAAGGTTTGTCCATCACTACTGCCAAGAGCGTAAATGCGACGCTGAGCAATGCTTTCAAAAAAGCAATTCAATTAGGATATATAAAAGATAACCCAACTCAATTTGTTGAATTTCCCAGATTGATTGAGAAAAAAGAATCGATCAGATATTATGATTTGCAGCAAGCTGATAGATTTTTAGAATTTGCGAAAAAAGAATCCGAGGTTTTGTGGTATCCCTTCTTCCTACTAATCTTTGATCAAGGATTGAGGAAGTCAGAAGTAATGGGTTTACAGTGGCAGGATATTGATTTTGGTGGGAATATGATCAGTATTGAAAGAGAACGGTTAGGATCAGTTGAAAAAGGCTTGAACATTAATACTATCATTACTGATGATCCAAAAACACCAGCCGGCATCAGAAGTATGCCTATGACTAAAAGAAGCAAACAGGCGCTCCTTGCTTTTAGAAATCATATCTTGAGTACTTTTGGTACCTTCCCTTCTACTGAAGATGGCGAACAATTTATCTTCTTGCAAACCAGTAAGAGATACAAAGGTAAGATAGTTCGTGATCGATCAGTGAATGGTGCATTTAATCGGATTGCTGAAAAAGCTGATTTGCCGAAAATTAGAGTTCACGATGGCAGGCATACATTTGCAGTCAGGTCTCGACAAGCTGGTCTGTCTTTAGAAGATATAAAAGACTTCCTTGGTCACAAAGATATTTCAACAACTCAAATCTATGCCCACATTTCACCAGAGGTCAAAAAGAGGTCTATGGAGCAGTTCGAAAACTACATCGAAAGCGAAAGAAAAAAGCACTCGCAATGAGTGCTTTTTATTTGCCACTATCACCAAAACTATCACCAGTTACAAACTAAAGCGAACATGTTTCGTTCACCACTAATTTATAAGAGTGTTAAAAACGTTGGCTTATAGACGTTCGTTCAATTCTTTTGCAAGATCTTCAAAACCTGGTTTGCCAAGTAAGGCGAACATGTTTTTCTTGTACCTCTTCCCCATTTCCTATTGTTTCCCATTTGCTAAACCCTTTAATATCAGTACTTTCATTAGTATTTTTCGTTTCTAACTTTTCTTATATTTAGGTTCACTATCACCAAAACTATCACCAGAAATTTTAGTTGTTTCTATCAATTCTAATTTTTAATTTATAATTCTGTTCGCTTTACAAAGAGAACAAACGTTCGTATAATTTTCGTAAGGAGTGATAAATATGGGAATGATTAAACCTTATGAGGATCGTAAAAAATTAAAGTGGATAGGATTCTTCTTGTCTGAACATACAACCGACATTGATAGAGTTGACAAAGAGTTGGCTTATGTATGCCCTCCTAAACCAGAAATGGATGAAGAAGAAATAGGTAAGTTTCTTCAGGAAGCGCTTATGAAACACAAAAAGTTAGCCGTGCAACTAAATTACACTCAGTTGGGAAAATTTATGCCTGATATAACCGGGTTTCTGTCTGGTCACAATGATCTGGGAATATACATCGGATCCACACTCATAGAATATGGTGAAATTCGAAACATAGATTTCTTTACTGAGAAAAAGTGGTTTGATATTTAAACAAATTTTAGCAGGAGGTTTTACTCATGAAATCTACAAAAGAAATTGCAAATAGTATTAGAGTTTTTGACGTTGAGGAAGGCATCGGAGGTATTTCTTTTCGATGGATTTGCGAAGGACAAACATTTCGTGTTATAGCCTCATATGGTGGTGGATGGAATCATGTGTCTATTTCCACGAAAAATAAACGAATTATTCCTTCGTGGGATATTATGTGTAACCTTAAGGACCTTTGTTTTGAAAAAGATGAAGTTGTTATGCAACTACATCCTAAAGAATCGGAATATGTAAATATAAAAAGTAATTGTCTCCATTTATGGCAGCCTAAAAATGTTGAGATTCCTACCCCGCCTAAAATACTAGTTTGAGGTGATTCCAATGAAATCGATGAAAGGTGTAGTTTCGAAGATACGAGTGTTGAAGATGAGCAAGACCCCTTTGGTGCGGTTCTCGCTTGATGGAGTTAGCTGCTTGATTGCTACGCATAGTTTGAGCTTTCTAGCCGATGTTGATGAGGGAATGCAAATTGTAGTTGCTGGTGAGTATAATGATCGGAAACAGTTTGTTGTGAAAAAATACGGAGTACTAGGTAAAACAAAGATCATGATTGAATTTGAAGCAATGAAAAATGCTCCCTACTCTAATTGAGTAAGGAGCATTCCAAATATGTCATGAATATATAATTATAATTTGCTGAAAACTAACAGTATTTTTTGGACAACTTTCCGAACAAGAATATCTATTAAGTAAGAACAATGATAAAATATAAAAATCGAAGAGTATTAGGTACACTTCCCCAAGCATTACCGCCTAATACTCCTCGTAGAGTATTGCACGCACCTAATAATCTATAGGATAAACTTGGTTACTGCAAGTAAAACGAATATGATTTATGTAAAAACCCGCCGTAGCGGGCTTTTTTTTAAACTACTGTTTTTTGAAGCTCCGTAAAACTTTCCACAGTTTTGATTTGTTCACTCCCACGTGGCCAACGATATTCCCTGCAAGCTGCACCTGTTGCATTACTTACCATCGCTCTAAAGTGTTTGACTTTTTCACCATTGTTCAGATGAAATCGTTTATTCCCCCATACGCCATATCCATCACTAATATTTCCTTTTGCTTGTGGTTGCCAATAAATAAACATACCAATTCCTCCTAAGATTTTTTCGATTTCTGGTGTATCCTTGATTACTGATTCTTGATTATTTGAATTGATCGTATATCCAAATAATTTAACAACTTCTTGAACTGCCTTATCAAGATTTGGAAGCAACTTATTCATGTCGCCCTGATTATCAATAAAGCCCCATTCAATAAGCAATGTGCGCCCATTTGAGTTACGAATAACATACAAGCTAGTAGTTGCTTTTGCACCTCGGTTAAATAGCCCAGTTACTTTGGCGATAGTAGCAGAGACTTTTTCTGCCATTTGTCTAGCCGATTCATCGCCCGCCCAATACCAAACTTCGACACCGTTCGCAGTACCATTAAAAGCATTCAAGTGATTGCTAATATGATAATCTCCCGGAAAGTTGTTCATATTCGTCACAATATTACCCAAGTTTTGATTGACTGAGGTCGCTTTATAATCTGAAGTATCAGGTACCCCAGTATAAGAGCGCATCAGCTCATTTATTTTATGTGCGATTTCAGCTTCTTTATATCCGCAGCCTAAAGCGCCAGGATCCATCATATTTAATCCCCAATGACCACCATGCGAATCTTTAAACGCCATTCTACTCACCTCTTCCTACATAAAAATAATCTTCTAATACTTCGCCTAAATCAGAACCCGTCTTTTCACGCAGATTCTTCTCGAATATGAAGGATTCATCCTTGCCTGTTTTGCTGAACTCATTTGGAAGTACATATTTAAGTTCATTTGATTGGTTCATTGCATGTGAAGCATCTTCTACTGGATCAACCGTTTGGAGTGCTTGTTCATTAGCAACTTTTTCAAAATCATTAATAAATTTCTCTTTGTTTCTCATGTTCATCATCCCTTCATGTTAAAAAGAGCAACTTATAGGCTACTCTTTCTTTTCTGTAAACTCCTGACCATCGCCATAGTCTGGTTTTTCTTCAGTCGGAGTTTCATTATTTACTTTTAATCGTTTCATAATAGGATCAAAGATATTTGTGCCAACACCTAGCTTGTTTAAATTCTCCAAGATACTGATCAATTCATTTACCATTTCTAAGGTGTAAACACTAATAATCACGGTGACAGAAACAATACCAGGCAACACCACTGTTAAAGGAACGATTGCTACCATAACCAAGAGCAAGGCGAATTTCTTCAACAAACCAGTACTCATCTTTCCAGACTTCAAGTCATGATTGGTATAAGCTTGGATAAAACCAGTTAATACATCAATCGCCATTAGAACCAAAATAAATACCAGCCAAATCACAATTTTCCCATATTCATCCTTCATCATTTCCTGTGCCCATAACAACATTTTCATATCCATATATCTCACTTTCCTTTTCTATTTTTGACAATTAGCAACATAAAAAGAGCAAGCACTATGCTTGCTCCTCTGTTAACATTTCAATGAGTTTTGCTTTAGAAACACGATTGATTTCACTTAGATCAAGATCTTCTGGTTTAACAGTAATTTGTCCATACGCAGATTCCCTTTGATCATTTTGTGCATCTACAGCAATATTGTATTCCAAAATTGTCCCGTCTGCTGAGTAAACGGGAGTAATGCTGGTCCATCGAAACATAGTCTCTCCTCCTCTACAATGCAATTCTTATCCCACCAAAGGAAACATAGTTTCCTCCATTCGGCGTATTTAACTGAATCTGTCCATCGGCTAAAACAACTACACGAGCGCCTTTTTTGGTGCTATCTGCAGCGGGTACCAGTTCATTCCTTGTAGGTCTATATCCAGCAGGCAATATGCCTCCTGTTGGTGAGGCTGTTGTACTGAAATCACCAGAAGTCGGCTTAATCTGGCCTCTTAGCTGCAGCTCCCAAGATCCGTCAACTATTTGTACTTTCCGATACTGGCAAGGGTTATTTTCGGCCGTTGTGAATCCTGGTGCATAAGATAAATTTGTCCAACTTGCAGGGTTTACAGCAGCTGCAGGTAAATAACCACCCACACCAGATTCCGCCAGATACAATTTTCCTTGTCCTAATTGAGCAATTCTAGCTGGTGAAGAAGAACTCGCTTTGTAGGTATCAACGAACCCTTGTACACGATCCATTGTAGTTGTCCAAGTTGATCCGTCTGAACCGGTTCTTGCGATAGTCACATTTCCATCTTTAATAGTGGTAGTACCGGTATAAGTTACACCAGAATCTGTATAGGAAAATGTATTTACAATCTCTGCTCCTTCTAACCTTTTGAACACTCCATTCTCAGAAAGAATGTTGGTAGCAAGTAAGTTATCAATAGGCATCCCCCACATACTCCAAACAGCGCCGTCAAATACTTTAATGATCTGAGGAACAACGCTGCTATCTTGCCATAAAGTTCCTTTTGTTGGATTGGCAGGTGCTGTATCAGAGATAATGATCGCATCTTTGCCTTGTTGAGCGACAAGGTAGAAATAAGCACTGTAGGTATTGTCCGTATATTTGAATCTGGTACGTGTCCACATATACCAGCCCGCTTTAGGTGTGGGTCTTGTACCTGACCATCCAGACGTTGGCGGAGTTGTTCCATCTTGAGAAATAGCATAGCTAATTTCTTCGGCCGAAACGCCTTTTCCCGACTCGCCTTTTAGCGGTTCTGTTTGCTTTGTTCCTTCATCGTCTTCTATCGTAAGAGAACTGTCATCGTTAACAGTAATGATAGGACTTTTGCCCGGTTTACCTTCTTTTCCATCATCAATATTGGTAACCGTCACCTCAGAACCGCCACGCACATTCCCCGAATCATCTGCTACTTCAAAACGAAAGACTGCCTTTTCTTCGATATCTGCAGCATTGATCGTCACTGTCTTGGTGTTTGAAAACAAGGTGCCATCTTTATACCATTTCAGACTAAAGGTATCTGTTACATCCTTGATACCATCTCTAACACGAGCAGTTAATGTGGTACTGCCGAATCCATTCTTAAATACGATTCCGCTGCTTGTAAGGATTTCGAAGTTGTATGTTTTGTTCGCTTCAATTAAAGCTTGAACCTTAGCTAACAGTGAAGCATCGATTTCAGAGATTAATTCTTTCACATTTGAAATAACTGCTTTACGGATAGATGGATTAGAGAGACTCTTTTCAGTTTCAGCCACACGTACAGATAAATATAATGTAGGATTATAGCCGTCATCCTCAACTATGATCGTATCCCCCACATCCACATCGAATTTTCCATCAATTTCATAGGTCACTTCTGGTGTACTCAGCTTTTTGAGTTCAGAAAGCATATATCCTAGTAAAGCTTCTTGCGAAGTATACTCGGTATCATCCGCTTCATAACCAATATAGCGCTCATTTTCACTGGCAAATAAGTTGGATGGAAAATTATCTCTAGCTAATGGGGCATAAACTCTTGGTTGTCCTTTTCGTGTGAAATATTCCAAATTGCCATCTTCGTTGTACCAATTACGTTCGATGTCGTTGATTGAAAGACCGTCTTTTCCATAAGCCAATATAGCGGTATAGATACCATCACTTATATCAGAGGTTTTAGTAATACCTGTTATTCCTTTACCATACTTTAATATGACCTCTGAACGATTTTGACCTATCCCTTGATTGAGTCCATCTGAATATTCTTTATAAACATTCATAGTAACTTGTTTCAGGGTATAGTCATCATTCAATTCTGTTACGAATTCAAGCTCTGCTGAGAATACAGTTGCTAAAGAAAATAATCTGGCAAGAATTGTTTGAGTCCCTTCCCACTTATTCGAAATTTTAGCTGAAGAAACTTCATTTACTCCCACAACAAGAACATGCTCTGGATCAAAAACATTTAGATACTGTTCGAAAGTCATTGAATTTCCGGTATATTCTCCCCGAGTCTCGTATAGAAGTTCAAACATAGTTGAATAAGCTGTAACTTCAACGACTTTTTCGTCTCTAACAACTTTGACAATATTCAAATCATAGTCTTTATTTTCCCATCGGAAAGCTAGCCTATTTCCTTCAACAAGATACTGAGAATCTGAATGTTTTGCTGCAGTTTTAAATGTGAACTGACTAGCATTTCCTTTGACATATTCGTGGAGACGATCGTTTTTGAAATGCATCGCCTTTGGTGCTGCATTATTAAAAAAAGCCAGTACTTGATCGTACTGACTCTTTACCGCTATGATTGGGATCTCTGTCATCATCCATACACCTCTCGCATACTTACTACAACATCAGGTCGTGGATCGCTGAAGTCTGAATAAGAAAACTGAATCTTTGTTTCTCCTGGAGGCACAAGAAACCAATTGCTACCGATTACATCTGCAATTGGTTTCTCATTTTCATAAGCCTTTCCCGCTTCACCATCAATATAAATATCCGTTGACTTTGCAAAACGGTTTGGAACATCTTTGTCATAATACACGTTATCTTTTCTTAGCTTGACATAAAGCCACCCCATATTTCGTAAAGGAGTACTGGTTCCATGTGCGGCAGACATGATTGTTACGTTTGTATAGTCAATCGAATCATCGGAATCATTAATTGTATGTGTGCCTCCATCTGGAAACTTAATGACAATTTGCTTTCCTTTTTTGGAAATTTCGAACATACCGCTATCCCAAGCCGTAAATTTGTTCTTATCTTCTGCTAAATCAAAATATCTGGAAGTAAATTTGGTAGTTGCGGCTCCTTCGTTTGATAGGCCACCATCAAACACGATCATTTTGAAGTTATTGTTCCATCGGCGATCTTTTTGAATCATGAGACCTGTTCGATATTTCCCATCCTCAGTGGCTAAGAGGATTGCCTGAACTCCCCCTCCCTCAATTTGTGTATTCGCAAACCAAGGTTTGAATTGCAATGCCCATTTGTCACTAACACCGATCTCTCCGTGACTATCAACAGGTAATTTTAATTGTTTGGTTACCCCGTGATATTTTGTCCCTGTTCCAAGATTTGACCAATTAAGATAGGTTTGTCCTTTGTTAATCTCTGATCTCCAAGAACCGCCTTTGACAAAATCTGATGGTTTAAATGGTACGAAACCAGCATTTGTTGTCCAAGTATTTAATGCTTCAAAACCAATTGCATTAACCAACCACTCAGACTTTTCAGCCGGTACAGTATCCATTTCATCAACTTTTCCAAGTTGAATAGCACCATACTCAGAAACAACACCAATGTAACCATTTTCATGGTTCATATGAATATCATAGTGTAACCAAGCGGATTCTGATCCGTTGTTCGTTACGATTGCCTCAAGAATACCATCCGAATTGAGCGTAGCCGGAAACTGTTGTACGATAGTTGATCGGGCAATACTATCAGGAATAACCCAATTAATAGTACCCTTACCTAGAAAAACTATTTCATCAAAGCTGATTGTTTCCTTTGGGATTGCATAGAAAACTCTATTTGGGAGATTGCCGAAAATCAAAGGTTTGGGTTCAGATACGTTTAAAATACGCTGTAACTCATCATACTTTTCACCTAAATCATTTCTCATGAGAAATGGCATTGGTATAACTTTAGACTTGTATGTTGTGTATTCAAAATCAGATCCTCTTGGGGTTCCTTCTGTATCTGACAATGAAGGCTGCCAATTCGCACCAATAAATGGAGTGAACCCTCTTAACACTTCAATATATTCCCCAAGTTCATACCCATTAAAATTTACAGAAAATGTCATCGTTTTGGTTTCACCCCATTCAACATATTTTTAAAAGATTCGGATGTTGCTTGTTCTTCGTTAATTGGCTCAGCAAAGATTCTGGAAAATTCCCGCTTATCAACTTCCTGTTTGAATATTGCGGGACGATTGGCCAATTTTATAACGGCATCAACCATTTTATTTTCAAAGTCACTTGACTGGTAATTATTATTAATAATTTGATTAGCAGCATTTGAAGATGATGAACTTTTTCCAATATTAGATACTAGCTCCGGTGTCAGTCTTCCATTTATCAATGCATCCATTGCTGGTATTTTACTAGGTATATTTGCTATTAAATCGTTAAAATAGTTTGAATCAAACTCGGATTCTATACCCTTTTGCAACTCATTAGCCCAGGTAGAGACATCTGACTTAACTTCAGAAAAACCGTTTATAAGTCCTTCTTTTAAGCCACTAACCAAGGCTAACCCATTTTCAATAAGAACTTTTTTATCGTATGGAATAGGTCCTTTTAAACTTGCTATCGTATCCGCCCATCCGGACACAGTTCTTTTTACATTCTCAAATCCAGACATCAATCCACTTAATAAACCATCAACCAATGCAATACCATTGTTAATCAACGCACCACCTGGTAATGCGCCGATTAAAGCGTTTAATAGATTGGCGCCTGCCTCTCTCATAGCTGATTGGTTATTACGAATATTATTAGCTAGCCCATTTACCAATGTAATACCGGCTTTAAATAATCGATCCTGTGCTCTTAGGATCCCTCTAACAGTAGCATCTACAATATCCATACCTGCACTGACGATTCGATCAATGTTGTTAGCAATACCTTTTAAAATTTGAACAATTAGATTTACACCTGCATTAATTACATCTTGAGCTTTTGAAGCCAATCCATTTATGAACTGAACAATTAGATTAAGAGCTGCAGAAACGATATCAGGCATCTTTGAAGCTAAACCATTTAAAAAATTAATTAAAAGGTCCGCTCCTGCAGCTACAATACTTGGCAACTGTCCTGATAATGCCGTAAGGAACGTCACGATCAGTGTGCCAACAGCAGATACTAGATCAGGAAGCTTTTGGGCAATACCATCAAGAATAGCAATTATTAGAGACATCCCAGCTACAACTATTTCTGGAACGTGCTCTGTCAATGCAGTTAACCATGTTACTATCAAAGTCGCTGCCGATTCTATCAAGGCTGGTAGTTGCTCAGTGATGCCATCTAGTAAGGCCAGAATCAATGCTCCACCAGCAACAATGATTTGTGGTAGCCCTGCTGTTAAAGCTGCTAATAAAGCCACAATGATTGCTGTTGCTGATAAAGCGATTTGCGGTACTAGAATAAGCATAGCTGCGGTGAACGCCATAATTAGTTGACTGGCAGACATTGCTAGTGAAGGTAGACCTTGTGCAATTCCAGATACAATAGCAGCAACTATTTGCAATCCTCCTGAGATAATACCAGGTAATGCAGAAGCAATAGCAGCGAGAATGCCCTCGATTGCTTTGCCAGCAGAACCTCCCACTTTTGGTCCATTGCTTTCTAGACCCGATGCTAGAGAATCAAAAGCATCGATTATTTTATCGATTCCTTTAGAAACATCTCCGCCTCCTAGAGCCTTTGCAATTAGTTCAAACGCTTTGATAAACAATCCAATAGGTCCAAGTAGTCCAAGAAAAACTGAATGCAGGATTTTAAGAGCAATTCCAAATGGATCTATTGATTTTTCACCACTTTTGAATCCGTTTATCAATGAGCGGATTCCTAAAGCGATTTTGGTCATTCCGTTCCACAAGCTTTCAGGAAATACCTCCAAAAAATCTGCTTTTAAATTGGTTACACTTACCGAGAAATCATCAAGTGCTATTGCTTTGAAAGCTTTAGCAAGAGTTGAAATTCCTTGTACTATTCCTTTAGTGCCTTGTGCGAATGATGTCATGCCGTTCCATAGAGATTCAGGGAATAGTTTGACGAACTGATCATGTAAATCAGAAAGACTTACACTGAAGTCATTGAAAACAATCGCTTTAAAAGCTTGTGCCAGCAACTTAATACCTTCTATAACATCTTTAACAGGAGCCATAAAAGATTGTAAGGTCTTGACTGCCCCATTAACCTTTTCTCTAAAGGTATCGCTCGTGTTGTAAAAATAGATAAATGCAGTTACCAATGCACCTATAGCTGCAATAACAAGAAATATCGGGCTCGCTAAAACGGATAAAGCAGTGCTTATCATCGAACCGATTTTGGCAAAGCCAACTGCTTTTAACCAAACAGCCCCAAATGCTGCAGCTAAAGTAGTTATGGCACCCACCACGACATAAACTAGCGCAGGATTTTCTCTAAACACTTCTGCTAGTTTTGCCATCGCTCCACTAATTTTTTGAACAATTGCAAGAAATGGATCAAGCAACGGCGCACCAAAAGCTGCCCCTAAATCCGTGATGGCTTGTTTCATATTTCCGATAACGTTCTCTAGACCACCACCTTCACGTGCAGCTTGTCCTAATGCTCCTGATAACTTGTTACCATCCTCAACCATTTGCAAAAGCGTTAACTGCTTCTGGGCTTCGGATAAGTCGTTAAATGATTTGCCGTAAAGCTTATTTGCAGCTGCATTTCGTGTTGTTTCAGTAGATGAAATCCCAAGTGCTGCATCGTTTTCGTAGTTTCCTTTTAAATACGACTGTAAACTCTCAGAGACTTCGCCAATTGATTTATCATAAAAAGCAGCGCTGTCGGCTGCCGCTTTAGTTGCTCGGCTAGTTAAATCTAATGCATCTGCTGTATCCATCCCAGTGGTTTTTGCAAATGCTGCCATAGAAGTGAAGGCGGGTTTCAAACGATTAGGCAGAATATTTGTTTCTTTAGAGATTGAATCAATGCTACTTTGAGCATTCTTTTCCAAATTTCCGAATACTTGTGAGAATTGCGCATCCATAGCTTGCATATCAGCTGCTGATTTAATTGAAAAACCGGCAACAGCAGTACCGACAGCTAAAATGCTCAAGCTAGCTTTTTTGGCAAACTCAACAGATTGTTCAGAAAGTGAGTTGAAGGCTTTGGACTTTCCAATCTTGTTGTCTAACTGTTGAGCCGCTTCATTACCAAAATCTTGATACTGCTTTCGTGCTTTGTCGGTATTAAATTCTACATCAATGATTACGGAACCATCATTCATCCTTCACCTCACCTCTTTCTTCTTGTTTTTTCAACATGTATTCACGTTTTTGCTTAAGATCCATCATTTCAAATTCCAAGTTTGCTCGATCTTCTTTCAAAGCCACCGCCAATTTTGCTTTTCTTATTTCTTCAATTTCATCTGGTGTGGCTTTTTCTGGGTATTCCATCATGCGAATCTTGATGACATTTTTGAACTTGGTATTATCAGACAAACCAGCTAATAAATGGTTGAACTTATCCCAATGCAGTGTTCCCTTGCTTCTTTCCACCATCAAATCCATCCCATAATCCATCAAAAAAGAGGAATAGATGTAGCCAGAATCCTGTTCGAATTCATACCACTTCTTTTCCTCGTCTTCTAAGATATTTCCTTTTAGGTCACGTTTGACTGTTGTGCTTTCAAATTGATCCCCAGCAATCCTTTTGATAATAGCGTTTGATAAGGGAATTAAATCATCTTGCGGAATAATTTCTGCTAATTCTTCAATCGTTTCGGGAAGTTCTTCACCCCAATCATGAGATAAAATTAGGATAATGGAATATAGTACTTTTCCTTCTTTAGATAATTCGGTATCTTTCCACATTTCGTACCATCGGAGAACACGAGAAAATTCTAGATTTAATTCATAAGTGTTTTCATTGATTACGACCGAATCATCCATACCCCAAGCAAGAGATAATGCCATAAAGCATCACCTCTATTTCTTTTTACCGTCGATATAGGATTGTGCTTTTTGTTTCGTTTGAAGCTTTTTATACTGGTCAGCAACTTCAAGGAATGCTCCAACAACCAAATCAATTTCATCATCTGCAGCATCCATCAGTTTATCGAAAGATCCTTCACCCAGCACTAAATCAATAACATCTTTGACAACGGACTCAACTTTATCATTAGCTTCAACGACTGCTTCGTAATCACCTGATTCAGAAGCTGTTTTAATAACCGTTTCTTGCTTTTGAATAAATTCAAGCATTTTGGGTAATTCTGACAAATACTGATCACGATATTTCTTACCTGTTTTGATTCCGAAATCTAAACCCGCAATTCTTACTGGTTGAACCTGCTTTTTAAAACCTACTTCGATTAAATTATTTTTTGACATTTGTAATTCCTCCTAATTTTTTATGTAAAAGAAAAAGGCTAGTACAATGACTAGCCTTCTGGAGTTGTATCTGGTTTGGTATCTTCTGGAACACCATTGAAAGATACTTGCATTTCAAAGTTACCACGGTTGTTTGATCCCCCGCCGGTATGGACGATACCTGACAAGGTAGCATTACCTTGAATTACTCGGCCATCTGGTTCAGTGTGACGGAAGAAAACAATTCGATCTTGTCCAGCTTTGTTTAAGCGATCGCGTACAAATTCTTGCGCTGCATCAGTGGCATATTTTCGATGACCTGTAAAAGCATAAACACCAGTAACACGTGTGATATCGGTGTTTGATCCACCCTTATCACCGTAATATTCATATGTTTCAGATGATTCATCTTGGGAAGGTGTTGCTTCCTGAATACCATCTGCTAGTTCGTGAACGGTCGTGGGTGGCACAAGTTTTCCGTTTTCACCAACCGTTGCAGCTACACCGATTTCATATTTGTTCATCCAGTTAGGTGAATAGCCTTCACCAGCTGCAAAATACTGTAAATTCATTCTCATGAAATTTCCTCCTATTTACTTATATTTAATCGAACAGTTAGTACATAAAGATATGCATCATGTTCTTGAATTCCTAAATTTCTAGGTTGTGTGTAAACTTCGCTCGAATCAAACAAAAATGAGCCATCACTCGAGCGAAGTGTGACCCATTCACCATTTTCTTTTCTTGGCAATTTATCAAAGCTATCTGCAATCTTCCAAGCATCATTAAAAGCTTGTGATTGGTTTGTATTTTTGATAATGATTTGAACCATGAACGGAATTTGCCTGTTTCTAGCCAAGTCCTGCTTCCCTTGTCCTGTTGCAATCCCTTGTATAGATAGATCTCGCTCATTGTCCTGAGGAGGTTTGTCTTCTTGAATGATTTGCTTCCCAGTGCTTGTTAATCTTGGTGTTTCAAGTCCTAATAAGCGTAAGTGATCAGCAATTCGTGCAAATAAATCCATCACAGAGCCTCCTTAATTGCTTTTTCTGCCACATCCAGTACTTCATCCATATCTTGAGCTTTCGCAACCTCAGCCCACCGTATAGATGCTTGAGGATTATGATTTTTAGATGGAGTGCCCCTATAATATGCGTACCCAGCATACTCTGTTCCCCATACCAGTTTTCCTTCTGGGAAATCACTATCAACCCAAACACTAGCTTCGGTTGCCCCAGTGTCTTTCTTAACATACTGGTTAGCCGCTTTAGCAAATGCGATTGATGTCGGATTCAGAGCGGATTCGATAGCTCTCTCAATACGATCGAAATTACCTTCAAATCTCCCGCTCATTGCAACATCACCTCAATATGGTGTGGATTTAACTGGTCCGTGAAAACCTCATAGCATTCAACGATTTTTAGTTTGCGGTTTTGAAATGTAATTGTTCCGTCCTCGCTAGGATTTACAAAAGGTTTTGAATTAACAGCATCGACGTACAAAATGCCGTTAGTCAAAATCTCTGTATTATCCGTTTTTACAATTCTTTTTCGCTTAGGAGTAAACCTTACATGTTCAATCTTTTGTGGTTTAGGCAGTTCACCACTTCCCATTGAGCCATCATCATCAGGCTTTGGAGCTTGATAGATAACCTCATGGATCAACAAGTGTTTAGGTATTGGCTTAAATGACACCGATCCTCACACTCCTTTTTCTCAAAAGACCGGTTCCTTCTAAATATGAAAGACAACTCGGAGCGACCCGATTAGCTTGCTTACTCGTTGACGTTGTTGCGCCAGAATAGCTAAACCCACCAATAGAAGCGCTCTGACCGCTCAAAGTATTTCCTGTAACATCAAGATCTATACCTTCGACTTGATAGTATTCTATTTGAGCACAACAAGCTTTTTTAATCAGTAGCTGTACATGTTCAGAAAACTTATCCAAACCAATTTTAGGCACTTGATAATCTGTCAAAGAGTCAATAATGTCCGAAGCCCTTTTGGATAAACGAGAGAAGTCCGCAGCTTCAACAGGTGTTCCCTCGTAATCATCCTTATAAAAGACTTCATCAACATAAGGTTCAGACATGATCTTCACCTACTTTTCTTTTTTGTCTTCCTTCTGATCGTCTTTGCCGGCTTTCTTGTCATCTTTCTTTTCTTCAACACGTTGTAAGAAAGAGTCATCTAAATTTTCAGCAACTTCTTCAGCACGTTTAACGGTCATATCAATGACCGTCCCTGCTTCATAAACTTCTTTAGTTTCTTTGTCACGGAATTTTTTTAAAACGTTGTAATTTGCCATGTTTTTCACCGTTCCCTTTCTTATCCTTCTGGAGTAGCGTCAATACCGAAGTAAGCTAGTGCTTTAGGTTCACGAATGATGAAGTCAATATCATCAAGCATGAAGTGGTATGTTGCCTGTTTTGCAACGGCACGACTATCTTGAGCAGCAGTTGTCAATGTAACAGTTAAACCAGAAACTACAGCTAGGTTTTCGTATGGAGTAAACAGAATTACATTGTTTTCCATAGACTCGACAACTTCGACGCCAAATCCGCCGATATTGCGTAGAGCACCATCCACGAGCACTGCATCACCCAAAGCAGTATTTCGATTTTGTAATTCAACAACATAGTTTGTTGCTGTCGCTTGAGACATAAAGAACTTAAATGTTCCTTGACGCAAATATTTTGGTTCAATTCTAGCAGTTGCAGCTGTTAGCTCTTGAATCGTTGGCAATTTACTACCTTCTACTTTAACTTCAGCAGATGCTTTAGCCATTTTGATGTAACCATCATTTAACTTCACGAATGCATCAGATGAAGATTCATCACCATTAAAAGCTAGGTCTTGTAAATCCGCTGCATACTGAGCTTGCATTAGTGAAAGTAACGCTTGACGGACATCTTGCCCACGAGTACGAGCAGTATAAAATGTATTGCTGTTCTCGATCCATGTATCCAAGTAAACCGGAACAAGAGAGAATGGTACTGTGTCTTCTTCTTTGATATCCGTGCCAGTATCTTCAGTGTTAATACCTAGATGTTTTTTCAATGTACGCTTTTTAACACCTAATTTATCCAAAGATCCTGTACCTGATTTGGCAAAATGGACAAATAATTTCCCGATAGTTCCTGCAGTTGCAACTGCATCTAAGAAGAATGCTCGAGCATTGTCTTCACGTAAGGTAACATTGTTACCAGCTTTTAAGATTGCGTTCATTTGTTTGATCAATGTTTCGTTCGATAAAACGTTTGTCATTTGTGTTTCCCCCTTTATTCAGAAATTGGGAAAGCAGCGTCCACATAAGATGGTACAACCGATTTCTCAACTGTTTCTGTGTAATTTTGTTCTGCATTGTTGCTGATTCGAGATTTTTCTAGATTCTCGATCTTCGAATTCAAAGGTGCCACGGCTTCTGATACAGCCTTAGCAATAGCATCAGCATCTAATTCAACGCTAGCTTCTGAATTCTCTGTTTCTGGTTTTTCATCTGTTTTTCCGCCTTTTTCCAAAGCTGATAAACGATCGTTTACTGGTTTCAGCGCTTCGCCGAGCGCTTTTTTTAACTGTTCTTCTGTCATTTCCTCATCCTCCTCGGATTTATTTGTACTAAAAAAGGACTTAACCGTTTCGATTAGTCCTTGTTTGGTAACTGATTTAGTTGTATTTATTGTGCCGATAAGTGTGGATAACTCGCCGATTTCCGACTGAATGGTGGCGACTTTATCCGCATCGCTGTCTGTGTAGTTGTCCAATATTGACCAAGTGGCTGATCTGAAAGCATCGATCGCCGCATTAACATCCCGGTAAGTTTTACCTCTTTCAAAGTTGTCGGCTGTCTGCTTCTGAACTTCTTCGACCTGAGCTGTACCGGCCAATGAATATCCTGTAAAATCACCTTTCTGTATCGACTCCCACATTTCATCAGTAGCTTTAGTGACAAGTACCCACGTTCCCTTTGTGATTGTGGTTTCGCCGATAGTCATATCAACAGGGGCAACATAACTCTCTACTACTTTTCCGGCATTCGTGGTGAAATCGTGCTGTTTATCAATTTGTTGATAATCCGCCATGAATACATGTGCAGCCTTCTCGATTGTGTCAGCATCCATGAAATCTCCATGAACATCTTCAACATCAGGCTCATAAACAACACCATATACAAGTTTTTGTGGATCATCTGATTTAGTAACCAACTTAACTTCAGTTTCAAAATTTGGTTTTAGTTCTTCGGCAGACTTAGTAAGAAAGAATGATTTCTTATTGGCTGCCTTATCCACATATGAAACATGTGTTACAAGAACGTTTTCTAGTTTTCGCATTTTCTCACCACCTTTCTAATTATTTTTTATTTCTGGCACCACAAAACAGTGACAATGAATCGACTCTTTAGCAGATAACATAGGGTCACGAGGATAACGGCAACTTTCGCCATTGACGATGAAATACTCACCTTTAGCGATTGTTTGACCGTCCATCGCTTCGTGTCCCTTTCTCGGTTCTTTGATGCCGTGAGTATGGCGCCAGGTCATGCCAATAACAGCATCGTTTTGCATTAATGCTTCATACTGGCTTCCAGAGTACATCCTTAATCCCTCAGTGATCGCAGTTGTTCTGGCACGATTACGAGAGAATTCAGGTAGTGAAGACAGCTTACTTTCTAACCATCGGATGCCTTTACCTTCATCAAATGATTCTTGAATCACTCCTACAAGAGCGTTCTCTGTAGTAACGTTCATTAGTTTTGGTAGCTTCCTAAGCCATTTTTCAATGTCTCGGTAGTGTTTAGTCTGATAATCAAAATCCTCTGATCCGTCATACTTGGCATTAAATTCATCAAACAATCCAAAAAAAGCTTTTCTCAGTTCTGGGATAACACTTTCTTCCATGTTTGATTTGAATGATCGTCCACGGAGCATAATTTTTATAGATAACTTGGTAGGTTTCTTTTTCCGATTCTCTACGAATTTTTTTACCTTTTCCCATACTTCCTCGTAATCAATTTGCAAGGTCTCATCCATCTTATCCTCTGAATTTAAGATGAACGTAAGCAATATTGGGACAAATAAAAAGCCTGCTTTTTCTAGAAGCTTAGCCAGTTCATCGTCTTCTTCTTTTTTTAGCTGTAAAGCGGCTTTGATTAACTCTTCATCATTCATTGGACTTCACACTCCGGATCATACGCCGAATACTTGCTGCAACTTCACTTACTTCTCCTTCACCATATGCCTTAGCAACGTCCAAACCACCAAGATTAAACGCTGATGACGATGATTGTCTATTAAGCGGATAATTGTACTCTTCCCCATCAAAAGCTTCTAGCGGCTTATTGAGGGCTTTTGAAAGAATATTCCTCAAATCATTTGGAGCGACTGCATTTGCTTGGATAGCTGGTGTGAGAATCGCTTTAATATCCTCCATATTTACAAGATTGGATGATTTCAGAAACACTTCTACATACTTGAATTCATATTCCCTGAAAAGCGAATTAATACGCCAATCGTAAGATTCACGCATGGGTTGGAACACTTGTTCTTCCGTCAGTTCTTTAGCAGTCTCAGCAGTAGCTCTTGTATAGTCGCTTGATCTTGCTACATAAATCGGGGGCAAACGGAATGCTCCAAGGACTGATTCAATGACGTTCTCATTATACTCAAGAAATAAAGCATCTGTTTGTAATATGTCTGCTAACTTCTCAATGTTAATTGCTGGCTTGAATTTATCTTCCCCATATCCTAGCCCTTCTTCTACAGGACTTACTTTTTCAGCTTCTAGCAATAAAAACTTATGCTGATTTTCTTCCCCGCCAATTGCATTAGCATATTCCTGTAACGTGGCTTCGGATTGTTCGGTCAGCTGCGCATTCTCTAGCGTGATGGCAAGAGGAATATGTCTTCCCTGGGTAAAATATCGATAATTCAATTCGTCAGCTTTACGATTTCCGAGTATTTTAATCAATGGTCCTACCCAGCGAGGCTTGCCATAAGGATCTTGAAAATCTCCATTTTTAAGGTGAATGATTTCAGTAGCTGTTCCTTGCCCCTCAGAACCCACGCTTCCATTTGAATTCAACGGAGTAGGGTCACCATAGGTTTTATACCACGTTCCAGATTCTTTAACAGAATCATCCATAGAATCACGAAAAACAAAATAGCGGACCTTAATCTCTGATCCGTCCGCATTTATAACTCTATTTAGTTTGGTAACAGTCATGTACTCAGGCTTTACAGAATCAATTCCTACAACATCACCTTTAAGATTACGAATAACCTCAATATAGCCATTCCCACATTCTTCAACATGGCGAATGACTTCTTCAATCACTTCTTTTGGCGGACGTTCAAAGGATAATTCTTTCAGAAGGATATCCAATTGATTCCACTCTGCCTTCATTTCTGCCGTTTCTTCGGTGTCGTCAACCTTGTAACGTATACCAAAACCAAATCCAGCCACGTTCGTTACATAAGCTTCAATTGATTGATTCAGAATGTCAGATATATCGGTGATCGATCGTAAAGTAGCAATATCATATGGTGGAGATAATTGAGTCAAATCTCTTCTTTGATCAAATCCACCTGCAGACTTAAAATTTAGAGTTCTTTTATTCTCAATGCTCACGTTCTTTTTGATATATTCTTTAGGAACAGATCCCGACGATCCGCCACTAATAATTTTCGATGTCAAGAAACCACCTCCTAAAATGCTGTCTTTCTGTTTGTACGTCTTTTCTTGGCTTGCTGACCTTTACGCCTTTCCAGTTCAATAGAGTACCGCAACATAGCCATTGCATCATCAAAGAAATTCACCGGAACATCTGTAAAAGTATTGGATTTCTCGTCCTTTCTCCACTTCCATTGTTGTATTTCTTTGATTGTATTTGTACAACTTGGATGGATATGGATGCGCATCTGCTTCAAATAATCGATCTGCGCTGACACGCTTCCGGGTTCTTTTACAACTGGTTCAGCATGATAGCCAGCTTTGCGCCACATTTTAATTCGATCCGGCTCGGCAGAATCACACCACATAACCAGTTTTTTATTGATTCTTTTTTCATTAGCGATCGCAATAAGTTCACTCGTATCTTTTTCGAACTCGTAGATTTCACGGCACAAAAAAAGCTCACCATCTTTAAATCCAATCTCACCAATAGCATTGGCATGATTGAATCCAAAGTCTTGAGCGTTAACCATGTAGTCAAAACGTTCTGGATCTATGTTAAAGTTTTCTACAATGTAATTAGTAAGGATAAGTCCACCAGACTCACCCCATTCGCCGAGCCCATAGATTTGATATCCATCAGGATCACGCTCTTTCCGCATCATCATCCGCCGATGATAGGCTTCATCTATGAATCGATTCTGTAGATATGTGGATTGATGAGTAAAAATGTCTGGATGTGTTACATCAAAATACTTTGCCTTAATCCAGTGAGTAGCAGATACCGGGTTAAAAGTAAAAGTCATTTGATAGTAAAGATATGGGTTAAAATCCAAATTACCACGTAAACGGTCATCAAGAATATCTACATCGGCTTCATAAAGTTCTGTCGCTTCCTCAATCCATATCCAGGTGAGTTTACCACGGTCAAAAGTAATAGATTTTACTTTTTCTCGTTGTCCGTCATCTTTCATCCCACGAAATATCACTTGATTACCAGTAATCTTTGATTCGAGCATCATAGGCGATGATTTAATGGACCAATATTTGTGGTAGTCAGATCCGTAAATCTTATAAATAGCAGACTTCAATTCAGCATACGTACTATCTTTATTTGACTCGGCGACTTTACGAACACAAAGAAGATTTGCTCCTTTATATTTCGGATCTCCAAGTTTTATGATAAAGTCTTGCGCAGTATTTACGGATTTACCAGAACCAGCTGATCCTTTAGCTAATCGATATCTTTTCCTAGTGGTATTGTATGTTTGGAAATTTCGGTTAAATTGTACCTTAACTATCATTTGGCGCTTCGTTTTCGCCATCGCCATAATCAACCACCACTTTCAGATCCATATTGCCATCTAGCTCCACTTTATCAGTCCATAGGCTATACCTCTTGCCAAGGAGTTCAGCTGCTCTTAGACGATCTTTATTAGCTACCTGTATATCTTCAATTGAAGAGCCATAATCAGCACCTTGGAACACGACTGTCTGATCAGTCGCTTCTCCTCGCATAACTTTACTAAGATACTCCAACACCTCTTCTTGACTAGCAATCTTTTCAGACTGCAGCTGCTCGAGTCTTTCGTCTATATATTGCCTAATGTCAGGTTTTGTCAGGTTCTCACTACCCACAGACTTAGCAGTTCGTTTACTATACCCAGCAGAAATGGCGGCTTGAGTAGCATTACCGCTGATAATGTACTCATCCGCAAACCTACGTTGTTTTTCAGTTAATTTCACTACTCTCACCTCGCAATCTGTTTTGTTTTCTAATTCTATGTAAAAAAAGACCTCAGTTGAGGTCATAAAATCCCATACTTTTTCATGTTATTCATAAGTTCCGGATTATCATTTTCTACAGAATAAAAATATGTTTCATCTACATACTTCTCAATATCCCAGTTTTCAATAGAATGCTCGTTTGTTGTTATTAAAATAATTTTTCTTGATTTAATTCTTTTTAATTCAGCAACAAATTTTTCATATCTATTATTATTATCCAAAACAGTTTCTATAGGACAAACTATTGTACAAGTATCTTCATTTCCTGAATAAGCAACTGATGAACTCGTTGCATAACTATAAAAAGACATTTCCATTTTTCCCACCGGATATTCTTTTTTGGAGTTAATTGAACTCGGTAAAACTTTCTTTTTAACTGCATTATTAACAAATCTTGCAGCTTCACCCATAACATTAACCAAAAAAATGCATTTTCTGAATGCACTATTGGTCGCAGTTAACGATGCTAATAGTTTTGCTTCATCATCATACCCTTTGATAAGAATAATCCTTTTTTTAGGATCCTCAAAAAAATCAGATAATTTTCGAATTGCTTTTTGCAAATCACTTTCCAACTTTCCCACCTCATTTCTTGATTATATTATATCAAAAAAAGGAGGAAAATCATGGCTAAAATCAGTCCCGAAGGACTGATCAAGCAGGAAGCACCAAAGATCATGTGAGTAATCTAATTGACAACTCCCAAAGTCACTGGTGAGGATTTGAACCTCACTAGTCGTATCTCGGTTAGAGAAAGGCAATACCGGTCTGCCACAGTGACATAATAAAAAGACGGCTAGCGAATGAAGATAAGGAGTGTGTTCAACTCCATTCATAATAGATTTTTTTGTCGCCGTCTTAATTAAAAACAGGACGCTGGGAATAATTTTCAGAAAGGAGGTCTGCCAACGTATCTTAAAGGAGTGCGCCCTGTTATTTACAATAATTGATAATACTATCTTACTATGGATTATTGGTACTAAACCGCCATTATACCGCCAAAAAACCGCCATTTTTCAGCGATAAGCGACAAGCTTGCCACGACGATAACTTTCAGCAAATTCAACCAATGCATCTGATTTCATTCGCTCAATTTGCCGAACTGAATAGCCCATCTCATCTGCGATCCTTAGATTAGAATACTGATCTTGTAAGCAGAAGCTATAATGAAGTATCTGTCTGCTTGTTAGCTTCAAAGCCATAAGCGCAACGATTATTGCGTCTCTTTCTGTTTCTGCATCCAATCTTTGAATAAAAGCATCCTCGGACTTGTTTCCATTACTAGGTGTTCTAGGCATATCAGTAATAATCGGTGAGCGGACATCGATCTTTGAACGACCTGCAATCCGCTCCAACCGACGGTAGTTCTTCAAAACATATCGTGCATTCTTTCTCGTTTGAGAAAAATCAACTTCTCTTAGTAATAGCATCATTGCTCAATCGCCCCTTTATTTGGTATAATGAAGTTACCTTGGCGGGGACAAAATCATTATTTTGGGGGCATTGGGCGATTGCTTAATGCTTTTTATTTTGCTTTACTTTCGATCTCTTTTAACTGCTCTGTGACTATCACTTCGATGATCAAAGCCATCTTGTTCCATAAAATAGCTTCTTCCATAATCTTGCTCCTTTTTGTCAGTAGCCTTGCCTATCACAACGCATAGAAACATAATCACGACAAAAGCCGTTGTACCTAGTACTGCAAAAGTCATCTTCATCCTCCCGCTTCCATCGCATCCCTGACTAACGGATCGTTGATAATAATCTTGTACTTCATCTTCTCATGCTGCATTTGCTCTTGAAGTTGTTCAATCTGCTTCTGTTGGTCCACTATTGTATAGGATAGCCAACTTAGACCAGCGATTGTTAACAGTATTGATACAACAGCTAGTACCGTATAATGATTAATTTTCATTGGCTTTCAACTCCCAAAATGGTGCCAATTTATATAGTTTTCCGACTTCTCTATTCAGCGAACGAACCATACTTTCTAGTACAGTCGCCCTTGTTCCGATCGTGACATTTCGCTTTTTGGCTTTTTTAACGCTTGTTATGCCGATGTTGTGGCTGAGTTCATCAAAAATCAAAATGCCCTCATAATAGTATTTCCAACCTAAATCGTGATCGGCTTGGATCACTTCCCATAGTTCGTTAGTTACCACGAGATAGTTATAATCACCGATAAACGTTTGACTTGCCTTTGATTTCAAATCAGCTAGTGTGACTTTGATCTCATAACAGCGAATCGTGTTATCTGTTGAATACGTGATATAGTCCACTCGCTCTTTGCCGTACCAACCGATAGTGACTTCAAAACATCCGAAAACACCCATTTTATTTGTATAGTTCCATAAGCATTTCTCTGCTTGTCTGGTCAAATCTGTCTTCAATTGATCACTCCTTCAGTTTGCTATCGCTGACGATTGCGGAATTAAACTTCATCATCGTCTTCTGCTAGTTTCCTTCCACACATTGGACAATAATTAATGTATGACCAATCGTTGTCATCAACATAGCTATCGTCATACTCTACAATAATCGATCGATTATCCTCTTCTTGATCGATACTGATAGCAAAATTAGAATTTGCTATATCGTTTAGCGGTTCGCCATGATTGCAATATACACAACCTTCCTCACTCATCACTCTTCCTCCTGCTCTCCAAAATACCTGTAATTCAAGGTGTCCATGATTTCAGAAATGTCATCTTGAACTTCTCTTGCAAATGAATCTTTTTCATAAACTTTATTAAGTAATAAGTTTGCTTCCCGTAGCTTCACAATAGTCTGTTCAACGCATTTTTCAATGTCCATCACTCTTCCTCCTGTTCCAAAGCTTTTTTAATAAAATCCCCAATCAAGACTGCACTTCGGTTTTTCCAGTTTATTTCTGTAATGTCTGTGTTTCTGATTATTTGGCAAGGAATTGCTTTAGGGTCACACTCGTTGACGTATCCCCAGCTTTCTAAATCCAGGTATTTCTTAGGTTTCAAAGAAAAAAGCACTAGATGCTCACCATCTAAATCACGAACAACATATCGAAAGCCGCGATCATAAAACTTTTTCAATTCTTTTAAAGCATCCGCTCGGTTTTTCACTCGTACATATTCCTTAACCCGATCTTCCCAAGCCATTTTAGTTCCTCGCTTTCTGCTATTTCGTCGGATAACCGACTCAATTTCTACTTATCGAAATACCCAGTAAAACTCAGGATCTTCAAGGCAAACTCGTTTAACTCATCTCTGGTTAGTTCTGGTTGTAAGCCATGGCAAAACATCATGTACTCTGCATTTTGGGCTTCATGTGGTTGTGGAATGAATTCTCTAATTTCGGTACAGTATTTTCCGTTTCTTGCTTCTTTCAGATAAATACTGTCGCCCCATTTACCGAGGGTGAATGGTTCTCCTGAGTAAGTTAATCGTTCTTTTTTTGCCATATACAAATCCTCCCCCCTATTCCACTATTTTGGTGGATAGCTAACTAAATATAGTTACGAAGATCCTCAACAATAGTCTTAGAAAAACCTATTTCGATAGCTTTTTGTTGAATAACCTTCATAGACTCTTTTGGATAGCCCCAGTGTTGACAATACACACCGCCATATCCGTTCGTGCCATTAGCGGAAGTGCCTAGTCGGATATACTCAACCAAGTCCATCACTAAGGCTTGCAAGGTACCACCTTCTGAAAACCAACGCTTAAAGTTTCGATATCGATAAACATAAATGTTTCTGTGAGTGTAACCGTCAACGAAGTAAATGTAGCCATTCTTGATAGCAAAATGGGAAATGCACCCTTCTTCATCCCGATAGTTTGTGTTTTCATGATTGAAGAACTTACGTCCTTCATTTGCTATCAGCATAATTAGTTCATTCGCTAATTCGCATCGTTTCTCTTTATCCATTTGCTTCCCCCCTCTATTCCGTAATATCTGTCAATATTGTAATTAGTTTTTGTTACTAGAAAGGTCTCTCGTCAGCGAACAAGAACGAAGAAGAACCCCAACGATCACCTCGCCAATAGTTATACTTTCCGCTTAATTCTGGGTATTCACTACATTCAACTGTGTAATTTCCCATGTAAGTTCCGTTATAATGCCCATCTGGCACATTTTTGTACTTTGATCTATCCTTTTCATTTTCGTAGATAGCTTTTCTATATTTAATGAAAACTTTGTCGCCCTTTTCCAAACGCATTAACGGTCTCGAAGAATCGTATTCAAGCTCTGATTTCATTCTTATCCCTCCTATTCCGCTATTTCTTCCGATTCTGGAATTATTTCAGATCACTGGATTTAACGAAAACACCATTGACCATCTTTCCAGTCCGTCCTTTGATTTCGTCATAGGCAACATTCAAGCACTCATATATATCCATATCGCTCTGTAAAGCTAAGATAATTAAAGTAACTACCACATCACCAATGCCATCACGCAAATCATCTTGATCATTTCTAGCTAGTGCAGCCGCAACTTCGCCAGTTTCTTCGACAACTTTAAGCATCTGCTTGCTAGGATCTGCCTTATCAAGTCCCTTATTTTTCGCCCATTGTTCTACCAGCTCGACTAATTCATTCATTTATGTTTCCTCCGTTTTCTTTTTATTTCTTCCGCTTCTTAACTAACAAATTTTTGATGCGACAGCTTGAGTTCCTCGTCGCCGATCATCGAGTATTTCAAGGTTGTATCAATCGACTCATGGCCCAAGAAGTTCATCACCAGCTCGATCGGCATCCCGTGTCTTCTTGCCAAGGTGGCTGCAGTACGTCTGAATCTATGTGGATGGACATTTGCCACTCCTGCTCGATCACCTAAACGCTTAACAAGTTTCTGAACCCCTGCAGACGTCATTTCCTGGCCTGCTGTTTGTCCGAAGAATAATGGTCCAGTGATATGTGGCACGTCTTTTAGATAGTGGTTCAAAGCCATCTTCGCTTTTGCATTCAGGTATAGCGTTCGCTGCTTATTCCCTTTACCGATCACAGTGATTGAGTCATTTTCCTGATCGTAATCCCGAAAATTAAGTGATACTAATTCTGAAACACGACA